AGAAGAAGTAGAGTTTGATCACAGTCACATCGCAGGTGGATTGAGTAAAATTAATACTGCTGATAATGTGTTTGGTATATTTACATCAAGAGCAATGCGTGAACGTGGTAGATATCAAATACAGTTAATGAAGACAAGGTCAAGTTCAGGTGTTGGACAGAAAGTAGACTTAGAGTTTAACATAGAAACATTGAGAATCACTGATGTAGGTGAAGAAGGACAAAGTGATTACGGTAGAGAAAGTCCAAGTGGTAGTAAGATTATGGACTCAGTTAAATCTACTACCAGTACTGTAAATGTTGCAGACAACAGTGACAAAGAAGATCCAAAGATACAAGCTGACGTACAAAGTAGTAAATTAAAAAGTATGCTCACACAAATCAAACAGAAGTAATGTTTATCGAAGTTGTAAATTTTTTGCCTGAAGAGTTAGTAGATGAACTAGTCGAGTTTAGTCAACAACCTGATATTCCGTGGGAACTTCAAGAAATGCAAGAAAATTTACCTAGGCGTAAAATATCTTATTTACTAGACAGTCCTGTAGAAACAGTTCACAACCACTTTCAATCACTTTCTATGTTTAGTCATTTAAATTTTATGGGTGTCACATTGTGGAAGGACGAAGAGAACTTTTGGATGGCACAACATTTAGACAATGACAGAGTAAAAGTAGCAGTTCAGATATATCTTGATAATAGAAACAGCCCAGGAACACAGATTGGAGATAGATTGGTCAGTTACGGACGTAATCGTGGATACATAATGTATAACAACCCCGACATGTTGCACGGTGTTCCTAAACAAATTCCACATGAGGGTAGGCTAAGTGTCTATGCACTATACGAATGATTCCGTATCATGACATAAAACATATCCACCTAGAAATATCTAGTCTATGTAATGCTCGTTGTCCACTATGCCCTCGTAACTTCCACGGCTATCCCTACAATGATGGATACATAGAAAGAAACCTCACACTTCAAGATGTCAAACATATATTCCAACCTACGTTTATAAAACAGTTAACAGGAATAATGATCAATGGTAACTTCGGGGACTGTGTTATGAATACAGAAACTCCAGACATCATTGAATACTTTAAAACACACAGTCCTAATATTAAAATAGATGTAAGTACCAATGGCGGTGCACGTCCTAAACAGTTTTGGCAACGGTTAGCTGAGCTAGATGTTCACGTGCTATTTGCATTAGACGGGTTAGCTGATACACATTCTATATATAGGCAAGACACAGTGTATGAAACAGTATTAAAAAATGCTAAAACTTTTATTGAAGCAGGTGGTCAAGCTACCTGGAAGATTATTCCATTTGATCATAATCAACATCAAATCGAAGCTTGCCAAGAACTGAGCAAGCAACTTGGATTTAGTGACTTCATCTTAACAGATCAAGGTAGAGACACTGGAGTTGCTGTTGACAAGAAAGGCAAGGTGGTTAACGTGTTAGGCAAACCTAAAAAGATTAACTTTGAACAACTATTACAATCTAAAAAGACAGATGAGGTAGTATTAGAAGATCTTAACCCTGTGGTCAAAAACATAACCTGTGAAGTAAAGAAAAGTAAATCAATATATGTAACATCAACAGGAGAAGTATATCCTTGTTGTTATACTGGCTTTTATCCTAGAACATATGGTCATGGTCAGTACTACGAAGTAGTTAATCAACAGTTGAGAGATATTATTAAACCTAACAATGCGTTAGAAACTTCATTACAAGAAAGCATTACTTGGTTTGATAGTGTTGAGGAAAGCTGGAATAAGTCAAACTTTAAACAAGGCCGCTTACTGATATGTAATGATGTATGCGGTTCCTGATAAATACTATCACTAACGAGAATTTAACCATGCAAAAAAAGACTAGAAGTATATTAGACGAGTTAAATGACTTGCACATTACCAAAGATAAAAATCATCTTGTTGAAAGTCGTGCGAGTAACATCATACAAAGTGCTATAAATCTGTTTGAACAGATAGATGCCGCGTATGAACGTGATCAGGCAGATGACCTACAACGTAAGTTTATTAATGCACTACGTCATCGAGATGCTAAGAAATTCTATAGATCAGTGAGACGTAAAGATGAAGATTAATGAAATCACAGAAGCTCCAAAATTCTTAGATAAACTTGTTGGAGCAACTAAAAAAGCATATCAAGGTTATACACAAAGTAGAGACATTCGTGTAAACTCTCAGGCAATATCTAATATGTCTCAGGTAGCTTCAAGAGCATGGGGCAAAGAAAAACAACGCCTAGAAAGAATTAACGATTACAATCCTCTAACAAATAAACAACTAACAGACCAGTTAACTAAATGGATAGATAACAATCTATTAGGATCGTATCAACTAAAAAGTACAAGTGGAGATTTTCAAGGATTAGTTGGTGTTTTAATACAAGCAATTATAGACGACCCAAAACAAACACAAGCCGTATTCAGTAAATTATTAACTAACGCAAGTAAGTTAGCATTAGACCCAGAATCAGAACCAGCACGTGATCCACAGCCTGGTCAGTCTGCTGGTAATAACACTGCTCCGTTTAAAGTTGCTAACAACATTGCCACAGCTGGCAACATGGAATTAAATCTTAAAGACCCACAACAACGACAAATATACGATAGAATTAGAGATGAAGTTGCTAAAGGCGACATAAAGGTATGATAATACTTGAGGGCGGTAACGTATTCAAAGACGAGAAAGGTACAGCGTTAACTAAACGTATCAATCTTGCTGACGTTAAGCCTACTGTTAAGCATTTGGAATCGTTAACAGGACTTCCTTTACTAGATAACATGCTAGGATCAACAGGCAAAAAACCTACCTCAGGTGACTTAGATCTTGCAGTAGATGCAAAAAAATATACCAAAGATGAAGTATACAACAAATTAATTGCAAAAGGTGTTGATCAAAAAGATTTAGCTAAATCAGGCGACTCAGTCCATTACAAGTGTCCAATCAACGGTGATCCAATGAACGGATATGTGCAAGTTGACTTTATGTTTGGTGATCCTAAATGGCAACAATTTGCATTAAATGCAAGTCCTGAATCAGAATTCAAAGGAGTACACCGTGCAATACTATTAGCTAGCATTGCCAAAGCAAGAGGTATGAAATGGTCATACAAATACGGACTAGTATCAAGAGAAACAAACAAAGTTATTTCAAACGATCCTGAAGAAATTGCAAAAATGCTAATAGGTGGAACACGTAAAGATTTAGCAAGTGTGGAGTCAATTAATGCACAAGCAAAAAAGAATAACGACTACGAAGAACTAGTAGCAGATGCAGTAGAATATTTTGCAAAAGAAGGATTAGTACTTGAAGACGCAAACAACGCAAACTTTTTAGCAAGGTTAAGAGATCGCATTGTTAATCAAGGTATGCAACTAATTATTGAGTCAGCTCGCATAGCACATCCAGAAGATATGATATTTGATGGCGGAGCAAAAGGTGTATTAAAAGCTATTGAAGATTTGAAAACATTACCTCAACAAGCCAAAGACATTACAATTAAATGGGACGGTAAGCCAGCAATTATATTTGGGCGAGATCAAGACGGGAAATTTGTATTAACAGACAAGTCAGGCTTTACTGCCAAAACATATTCAGGAACAGCACGTTCTCCAGAAGAACTAGAAAAAATTATGAAAATGCGTGCAGGCGATCGTACAGAATTAATCAATATGTATAAAGCTCTATGGGCTCCATTAGAAGCACAGACACCAAAAGGATTCCAAGGATACTTTATGGGTGACTTGTTGTATACCGGCACACCAAATAAAAAAGACAATAGCTATCAGTTTACTCCAAACACTGTAACATATTCAGTTAATGCTGATACAGACTTAGGTAAACAGATTGGAAATAGTAAAGCTGGTATTGCAGTACATACATTTAAAACTGGTCCTGAAGATAGCGGACAACCATTTAATGCTGTAGATAAATTACCAACAGGTCCTATATTGTTTGTAGGTCCTAAAATGAAAGACACACCTAAATTAGATGTTCCAGAAGCTAAGTTAGATCAAATAGCAAATAAAGTAAAGCAGAATCAACGTGCTATCGATAACTTCTTTATGCCTGCAACACTACAGCAGTTACAGTTATCAAACTTACCAGCACTTATGAAACAGTATGCTAACTTTAAAGTAAGAGAAGGTAACTTTAACAATATGGGCAATAGCTTCTTAAACTGGGCAGTAACAAAAGTTTCAAAACCTAAAGCACAACGATTAGAACAATATGTAAATGAAAACAAACAGGTAGTTGACTTAATATTTAAAATCTTTAATGCTATCGCTGTTATTAAAACACAGGTAGTTAGAGCATTAGATCAACAGGGTGGTGGTATCACTGCGTCAATAGATGGCGAGTCAGGACATGAAGGTTATGTAGCCGGCGGACTTAAATATGTTGATAGACTACGTTTTTCAAAATCAAACTTTGCGAAGAATATATAATGGACTTTATTAAAGACATAACAGAATCAAGAATGTATCGTAGGTTAGGACAGCTTACTGGTAAATCAGTAGATGAAATAGCTAGACAAACGTTTACACATTTATTAATGTTAAAATCACTATACGATTTAGATAAGCCTAAAGCTGTGCAATATGCTCAAAATATAGTAAGTAACTTAAACTTCAATGGCTTTAGAGCATCAATGCCGGATTTATATAACATGTTAGTTATGATTATTGATCAGCACAAGTATGCTGACAAATTATATAACAATTGGAAAATAACTATACCAGAATTGCGTATCAAACGTGTGTTTAGATCTATGGCACAGGGCGAACTAGACTCCAATGACTTCGCACAACTGATGTTAATCCTACAACGTAAGTTTCCAGGACTAGACGGTGATCAAATGCGTATGCGAAGAATGGTACAAAATACTACAAAAGCAACAGAATCAGACCGTAAATGGATGTACAAGCGACTTATACAAATGTCAAGAAGACAGATTAATTCAGACTTACACCAGTTATATCAACAAGTTAGTAGTGCCAAACTAGCCTAATAATTTTACCAAAATGGACTAAATAAGTGTAGGGACAACACGATCCCACTTATTAGGAGAAACATATTATGGCAGTAGTAACAAGAGTACATCCAGTAGCAACAACACTTGGTGTCGAAACAGCAGGTAATTTACAATTTTTCACAGTAGACTATATCGTAGACGTATCTGGTAAAACAGGTCCTGAGTCAGCACAAGCGGCGGCAATTAAAGCAATTCAAGATACATCAACAATTATTGCTATGGGTCCTTTAGGCAACTCAGATACAGAGCAAACATTTGCTGTTGAAGCAATTGGTGGCGATAATGTAACAAAAGCGGCACTTGAAGCGGCATTTGACGCATTAGGTACAGTAGATTCAGTTGCAATGGGCGACCTCACTGTAACACTTAAAGATCTATACGTAGCTGTATAAGTTAGTATAACTTTAGAAATTTTAAAGAACCCTACTTTTTTAAGTGGGGTTTTTTATTGGCGTAAATATCTGTATGGAACAACAAGAATTGTTTGAGACAGAGGGCCCTTGGATATACGAATCACCTGATAGTGGGTCAACTTTATATAGACGCAAAGCTAACGATCCTCATTACAAGCGTGAACTAGTTAAACAGTTAGATTCTGAGTTCAGAGATTACAGAGACTGGATGTATAAACAGGATTGGACAGAATTAAGTAAAACACCAATGATTAAAGAATCTTTAGACAAATTAAGAGTACTGGTAGAACTTATGAAAGAATGATAGTTTGTTGGACATTAGCAGATATTACCGAAACTGGCTTTACTAAAAAGCCAAAAAATGAACACGATATCAAACTTCGTAATCAACAACGTAACTACGAAACGTTCATTCAGTTGATTAGTATGCGTAATCAACCTACGATAGTTATTCAGCCAACCATGGTTCTAGATAGAGATATAGCTAACATGCCATTTAGTAAAAATTACTTACAAGATATAGGATTTAGATATAATGTATGGATGTTTGCGTTTCAGTCTGAGCAATATACTACGTTTGATAATGCCAGTGGTCAACTAGGTGCCCTATTAGATGATTTTGATAACTGTCCTATCATTACAGGACTAGACGAAAATGCTAAAATATCCAACACAATCAACACCTTAGGTGAAAATTGTAATACATTCTTCCTCCACCAAAATGACCGATAGTGATAAATAAATGCAAAGCATCACAGAACAAACACATAACTTAGGCACATACTGGCTCATTAAAATACACACTAGTTCGAGTGATAAAATCCTATTGATGGAATTTATAAAATGAGTGCTACAAAAATTGAAAAAGAAAATTTAGAAGCCCATGTAGAGTTATGTGCGGAGAGGTATGACGCATTGGAAGAAAAACTAGACGCGGTTGAAGAAAAAGTTAGCTCACTAGAGATAGTTGTTAATGAGATCAAAGACATGATATCAGTCATGAATGACTCACGACAAAAACAGTTGATTAAATGGGGAGTAACTATAATTGGCTCTCTACTTGTATTGTTAGGATGGATGGTGATACACTTTATGGTGCCATACATTTTCACAGCGGTATAACTATGTCTGCGGCAAGTACACCATTAGAAAAGTTTCATGCTCTTGCCCAGCAAAGTCTTTCATCTATTTCAAAAAATATAATAGTAAAAAGACAGGACAGATACGAAGTTTTTGGTGAATTTCAAATACGCAACACACAAGATGGATTCATAGTTTACAGAAAAGAAAAAGAAGTAGCACGTTTTTTAAACAGTCGTAACGCTTTAAGCTATTGTATATTTGAAAAATATACCAAATTACAAGATGCCCAGCTATTACAAAGATTAGATCATAAGCTTCAATCAAAATTGTTTGATATTGCGGTAGCAAAAAACACTTTAACAAATTCAAAAGACCAAGACAAGAGATTTACAGCATTAGCCAGAGTTGAATTATATATTGACGAAGCAAAAATTATTAAAGAACAAATTAGTGAAGTAGTCGAGAAGGCTAAATACTTCCAACAAAAGGAAATAGACAATGAAGTTAACTGATATACAAGAAAAAACAGGATCTAAATTTATTAATCGTGTTATGAACAACTATTTTACTTCTAAAGTAGATGTTCATTCAATAAACGAAAGTAATGCACGTACTATGCTTACTAAAGTTAGATCGTTAATCAAAGAAACTAAAAGCACACCTAAGTTTCATAGCAGTGAGAAAAGCCCAGCTTACTTACAATTGCTTATGATGGAACAAGCTCTTACAGCTAGACTACAAGAATACGGTGCTGACAGTGTTAGATATCAGGGCGGTACTGCTTATAGTACAAGCAATTCATTACCAGTTGATCCAGACACTGATGAAGAAGACGAAGAAGAGATGGAAGAAGCATGTGGTTCATCTAAGTTAATGGCTGGCGACTACAAAAAGAAAAAGAAAGTTAAAGAATACGGTAAGAAGATTAAAGAAGATAAGATAACAGAAAGTGAAGTTGAAACAGCACAAGTTGTTTTAGCGGCACAAGACATGGTAGATAAAATTGCAGGTTGGATGGAAGACGTTGCTGACATGCAGTACAAAGATCTTCCAGGATTAGTAGAAATGATGCGTAATGAAGTTGGTGTCAATGAAGCACAAGCATTTTTAGACGCACAAACAGCAACATTATCAACTCTAATGACATCGTTAGAGCAAGCAAAAGCAGAGTCAACAACTGCAATGGCACCGTTAACAGGCGAGCAAGCAGTTGACCCTAGTGAGTTTAGCAACAATGACTTAGATTTAGATGCTGGTGTTGACAATGATACTCCACCTGAAGCAGACAGTGATGGTGATATTACAGAACCAGATTTAGAACCAGATCTTGGCAGAGAAAGAAGATAAATGAAACTGTTTGAGATTGGCAATCAATCACTTGAAATAGCCGCACTAGTACAATACCTAGTAGGTAAAAGTGAAGAGATGAAAACCAAACCTCAAATTAAAACAGATACATTTCTCAGTATGGCCAACAGCATGGGTATACAAACGTCATTTAGTAACTTACAAAATCTAGCACAACAAAATCCATTAAAAAATATGATAACTGATATTAATCAGGATACTATAGCATTTGGTGATGCAAGTGCATATAATAAAATGCCTGTTGATAAAGCCAGAGACGTTGTTAAAAAAATGGCAAAAAGATCAATGAGCAAAAGAACATAGCATATATACAGTTAACATATTGTTCCACAAAAGCCCTACTTAGTCATAGGGCTTTTTTATCTATAAATATTGCTTATGCACAATGACATTGACATCTCTACTTTTAATTTACGAGTATTTGAAGATACTATACTTGACCGTGATGAGTTATTAGAGTTCTTAAAAACAACGGCAGGACAGGTCAATTTAGATACTCTAGGTGAAGGACCTAGTCTTAATGAATGTGGACTAGTTGATATACTCAATGAGTCAGGTAAACCGTTTAGTGATATTCAAGTGATTACCCCAAACGAAGTAGAAGAACTCCCTGTTAAATGCACAACTAACAGAATTGGTAATTTTACTTTTAATTATTGGTTTGGGACAGTACATCGAGCTTATAAAAAATATACATTTAAAAATCTAGCTCAAGAACATTATAGACTAGGTTGTTTTATTGGACGTAAAAACTCAGATAGACTAGCTATATTATACTGGCTATCACGTTGTACAAGAACATTTTTAAGCTCGCTACGCGAAGATCACATAAACCATGACCGTAGACCAGATTTATACCGGTGGGTAGATAACTATGATAGTTTCAATGAGTGGGTTAGCAAGTTTAATATACCTAGCATTGATAATCACTCAGTGAATGAGCAATATCAAGATATTGATCTCAATGTTCCTAATTCAAAATTCTTAAACGTACAATTAAATATGCTAAACTGGTACAATGGTTTTGATGTTGAATTAGTTTGTGAAACGTTTGTTAGAGGGGACACTTACTTTCCAACAGAAAAAACTACTCGTCCTCTTGCAGGTGGTAAGCCAATGATAATATATGGTCCAAAAGATTATCTAGCAAGACTGCGTGATCAAGGATTTAAAACTTGGGGTGATTGTTGGGACGAAAGTTATGACGAATATGAGGGATTAGGACGATGGATGCGTATTAAGGAAGTTATTATTCAAAATAATGACTGGAACGTGCAAGAATGGAAATCTATTGTGAAAAAGGCTAATGCAATAGCTCAATACAATCAAGAATACTTTATGCAAGAAGTGGCTAATGGCTATAACTACTAAAAAGAAAATTAGCCTCTGTCAACCTAACTTCCAACAAGGTCCTATGGAACTTAATGCACACTATCTTCCGTATAGTACGGGCATACTATGGAGTTACGCCCAACAGTTTGATGAGATAAAAGACAACTACGAGCTGGATCAATTGATATGGGAACGTAGAGACATAGAAGAGTATGTAGAACTACTTAAGGACAACACAGTGGTTGGCTTCTCTACCTACGTATGGAATCGCAACTACACATACGCATTGGCACGCAAATTAAAAGAAAAAAATCCTAATATATTCCTATTCTTTGGCGGCCCTGAGATACCACACGAGAGGAATGATGTCTTTGAAACTTATCCTTTTATGGATCTTGTTGTAGTTCGAGAAGGCGAGATCACGTTTAAAAATTTACTGACAGCTCTACATAACCAGACGGATCTAAAAGAAATAAACGGCATAGTGTTAAATGACAACGGTGTGCGTGTGGTCACACAGAATGCTCCTAGGATACAAGATCTTGAAGATGTACCTAGTCCTTATCTAACAGGAGTATTTGACAAACTGATAGCAGAAACAGCAGGCAAAGTAGAATGGAATGCTACTATTGAAACTAATAGAGGATGTCCGTATCAATGTACATTCTGTGATTGGGGTAGTTTAACTTATGGTAAGGTCAAGAAGTTTGAATATAATCGGGTGCTTGACGAGATAGAATGGATAGGTAAAAACAAATGCGGTTACGTAACTATTGCTGATGCTAACTTTGGTATGTTCCGTGACCGTGACAATGAAATAGCAGATAAAATACTAGAAGTTCAATCTAAGTACAATTTCCCTCAAGGCGTAAGTATGACTTGGGCTAAAAATCAAAAAGCAGATGTATATAAAATAGTACAAAAATTATTCAAAGCTGGTTCCTTTAATCAAGGACTAACAGTATCAGTACAATCAATGAACTTAGATGTTTTAGAAAATATTAAACGTAAAAATTTAGGGCAACACAATATTACAGAAATATTTGATCTATGTAACAAGAATGGTATACCAGTTGACACAGAAGTTATATTAGGATTACCTGGAGAAACACAAGAAACTTGGAAAGAAAATCTCTGGTCGTTATTCCGTTTAGGAAATCACACGGGTGTAACTATACATCAATGTCAACTCTTAGAAAATGCTGAAATGAATTTACTACAGCGTAAAATGAACAAACTTGAAGCTGTTCCTATATATGATTACATGAGTGGCAGTTATAACTATGACAGTCTAGCAGAATCAGTAGATGTTGTTATGTCAACAGGAACAATGCCAAGAGATATTATGGTAGATACGCAAGTGTTTAATTGGTTTATAAACACGTTCCATATGAATGGGCTTACAACTTGGATATCCAGATTCCTGCATAAACATCAAAGTATTGACTATTCAGAGTTTTATGAAAAACTTATACCCTTTCTACAGCAAGATGATTGGTTTCAAAAAGAAGAAGATGAGATTAGACAGTTTTATAATAACTGGAAAGACCATGGCAGAATTAACCATCCGTTAATTGGGGGGACAGTTCCCATTCATGGTTGGAATCTCCTCCACAGAACAGCAATGACCATGCACGCAGATCATAAGCATGATCGTGTATTTGATCTAATAGAACAATTTGTTAGAGAAACATTTGACTTGCCTGAGAAGTTAATGACACAATTGTTAGATTACAATAGAACATATGTATTAAATTACGACAAGCTACAACAGTATCCGTTAGCAAAAACATTTGACTATGACTTCTTTGGGTATATTGTCAATGAGGAACCATTGGAATCAACTACCATAGTCAAGTTTGACTTCCGTGAAAATAAAGATATGACATTTGATCGTTTCTTACAAGACTTTTGGTATGGACGTAAACGTAACTTTGGTAAAGCGTTTATCACTAAAGAAACAATAAAAGAACATGTTATTGAAAACGTTTGATAGTGGATGGAGTAAAGATCTGCCTATACCCAAGTGGCATAGCGAGCAACTCAATCACATAGCTCAAAACTATACTGGCCATGCTAAAGCGATAATAGCTAACAGCACTTGGTATACTGATGAGATACATTCAGAAGTGGTGGCTTACATCAAATCAAATAACATTAAAAATATTATACTCACTAGTCTATGTGACGCACACATCGCTAGACGAGAACTCTTTGAAGAACTAGAAGTCAACGTGTTTGAGATAGGTTATTATAGAGGCCCGGGCTTTTATGATTTCTTCGCATGTTGCTGGGATAGATTTGGACACACCGGACTCAGTGAGCACGAATTGTTAGACCATCAAACTATACACAAACCTTTTATGTGTCTCAATAGGAAACACCACGAGCATCGTGTTAAGATTGTAAACGAGCTTCGCAGTGCGGGTTTAACTGATAAAGGTATAGTCACACTAGCCGGAACAGACTTACGTCTAGATGAGGACTTTACTA